GCGTAGACGATGTAGGGATTCGCCTTACCACGGCACAGCATCCTGATCATCAGGCTGTGACCGTCACGAACGAGCCACATGTCGTCCACGTAGTCCTTGCCGTTTACTTCCTCACGGACGATGCCGAGCTGTCGAGACTCGTCCTTGAACACCATCATCACTTCGTCAGCATCGTTCCACTTGCGGATGGCCTCGAGCGTGGCGTGGACGTCAGTGTCGATCTGCATCTCGAACAACGAGAGGTCGACGTCTTCACGGAGCGCGTCTGTGGACGCCGGGAATATGTCGAAGTCCACTATCTGCATGGCGGACCCGAGCTCGACATTCATCAGCTCGATGAGTTTCTTGAGTTCAGCACCCGTTCGCTTCGACGTGAGCGCGAACTCCACGAAGTCAGCTCCCGATGTCCAGTCCTTGAACTTCATGGCGTCGCTCGAGAACTTCACGGTTCGCTTCGTGATTGGGACGCCGGCCCGACGTGCTGCGCGTCTGATTGCGTAGCGGAAGTGGTTGTTCTCCACGAACCGCTTGTCGTCCGACTTCACGACCTTTGCGCGGACCTTCATCGCGACGGTGCGTTCGTCGATGACTGCCACCTTGTTCAGGTCGACGCTGATCTCCTCGGCCGCGCCTTGGATGTAACCTCGCCTGATCTTGAGGTCGTCCACCGAGCACACGCCACACGTCTTGCCGTAGCACTTCGTGTCACAACGCTCAATCCACTCGTTGCCGTGGTAGTCGTCACCGAAGTTCTCGTCGTAGGTGGCGGAGTCCGTGTTCTCGAGGAACTCCTTCATCTGCTGATACGTGACCCACATCAGCTCGACGTTGATGCCTTGGTCGATGTGTTCCCAACCGAACATGTCATGTTTCTGTCGCTCGTCGTACACGTCGGCGATTCCGTTCAGGAAGCCGTGACGGATGAGCGACTCTTCCATCGATTCGAACAGACCGCGAGGCGCGCCTCCCCAACATCCTGAGTTGGTCGCGGCGACAGCCTCGACCATCGCCTTGCCGACCTCACGACTGGCACGCTGCGTGGCCTGGAAGAAGTTGATCTTGTCCTTCTGCGCCTTACCACCGAGCTTGAAGTCGATCTTGATGTCGCGGAACTCCTCCCACACGTCTCCGAGTGCGTAGTTGCTCGCCGTCGGTGAGAACCACTGGAAGGGCGTGTTGCCTTCGATGAGCAGCGGAGTCCACGAGAACTGGATACGTGCCGTGCTCCCGAGCGAGTCACGGATGTCCGCGAGTTCCTTGGCGAGGTTGAGGATTCGGTAGATGTCGCCTTCGTCCTCCCCTGGGAGCGAGGCGATCATGTACAGCTTGAACTTCCTGATGCCTGCGCGGATTCCTCTGGCGACTGCTTCCTTTACGTCCTCATCTGCGGCTCCCTTTCCCACGAGGTCTCGCATGCGCTGCGAGTTGCCCTCGACTCCGAGCGTCACTGTGTCCATTCCTCCGTGAGCTTGGAGCAGGATGTAACTGGGATCTGCGATGAAGTCGTCCACACGCATCGAACTTGCGTCCACGTCGTCCGTCACGTTCTCGAGAATGGACTTGATGAGCAGCTTCTTCTGCGTGTGCATCGGGAAGTCCGGGCCGAACGGTGCGACGTGGACTCCACCGGTGTTCTTCGTGAGGCTCTTGCCGAACTCGACCATGAAGTCGACGCTGCGCTGACGGTACGGCTTCTGCCTGTACGTGAGTGCACAGAACGAACACCACGCCGGACAGCCTCTCTGCGTCTCGAGGTCACCGGCTCCCATGCCTGGGTCTTCGTACAGGAGCGGCGGGTTGTCGAGGACTGGTACCGCGTCGAGGTCACGGACGAACCGCTTGACGATCGGGATACGAAGACCTGGGAGCTTCGAGATGAAGCCAACCACCTGCTTCGACTTCTTCGTGACCGGCTTGTCTGCTTCCGCGAACCTGTCCGTTCCCTGGCCGGCGAAGAAGCCGACGATCTTGTTCACGGACGGGCGGTCTTCGTAGTCGTAGACCGTCTCGACGAACGTCGGGAAGTACATGAACGGGAACTCCTTGGCGAGGTCCGCGTAACACGACATGCGGTCCGTCTGCCAGCGACCTTGCTCCTTCATCACGACGATGCGGCCGAACATCGCTCCGACGCCTGGTTGACCTGGCTCGTCTTCCGCTTCGCCGCAGAAGACCGCGTCCGCGATGTTGGCGAGAACCTCTGGCGCTCCGAAGCCTTGGCCTCCGACGACCACCATTGGCCAACGTTCCGGCTCGCGATACCTGCCGGCATGCGTCTTGCCGGTCAGTGGATCATACCTGTCTTCCCACGTGCACGGGATGTCGGACATCTCGAGTTGCTTGACGAAGTTGATCGCGAGGACGGGATACGAGATGGACGTGCCGATTACGTCGTAGTCCATGAGCTGGTGCCGATGCTCGATGCCGAAGATCGGGATGCCGGCCTTCTCCATGAGCCGAAGGTCTCGAGGCGTGGACGGGAAGTACGTCCGGTCACACAGAATGTCCGGGCGATGCTCGTTGATGACCTTGTACACGAGTGGGATAGCCTGGTTGCCGGCCGCCTGCTCGTATGCCCAACACGCGAAGATGCAGGCGCGCAGGTGAGTTTCGACATACGCGCCCGTCTCAGGGTCTAGCGACTTGTCCCAACCCTTCGGTCCACCTGCGCGTTCGCCGTACGAGTTTGGCTCGTCGCCGTAGAGCTGCTGCGGAACGTCCATCCTGTGCTGCGTCTTCTCGATGAACGAGTTGATCTGGGCGGTAGTTCGGAAGCTCACAGAGGACTCCTTCGAGTGAGTCGTGCGCCGGAGGTACTGTCTAAACGAGTGTTCGGCGGAATCGGCACGGCGTCACGTAGCGCTCAGGGAGCCGATGTCATGCCAGGCGGGTACTTGTCGAGATACTGCCGGCAAGCGGCTTGGAAATCGGCCTGGATGGCGATTCCCTTGTCGGCCACATTCTTGAGTTGAAGCGGGTCACGGCTCAGATCGTACAGCTCCTCTTCCTCTGTGCTGAGCCAAGTGTACGTCCATCTCTTCGACTGCACCTGCGCGAACGCCGGCACGAATCCCTGCGGCTCATCTTCGTGTTCTGGCGGCGTCTCCTCTGCGTGCAGCCGACCATGTTCGATGTACACGGTTTCTGGTCCAGGGTCGTCACCTTTCAACGCCGACACGAGACTTCTGCCGTCACAGTCGAACGGGATATCGGCTACGTCCGCGAACGTCGGTGCGAGGTCGATGTTCTGCACGAGGGCGTTTCGATTCGGCAGCGGGTTTATCTTAGGCCACCTGAACGTCAGCGGCATCCTCGTCGCTTCGAGATACGGAACCGACTTACCGATAAGGCGATGCTCGCCCCACAGATATCCGTTGTCCGACATGAACACGACCATCGTTCGCTCAAGCACACCGCGATTCCGAAGAGCCGTGAGCACGTTCTCGATGAGGTCATCTACGGCGAGTAACGTTTGATACATATTTCTGCGGAACTTCTTCTGGTTCGCGAGCTTTCCCTCGTTCAGTAACGGAAGGGCCTGAACCCACTGAGGCTTGTCCGAGACGTTCGCCTCGTTTAGGCTGTCCGGATTCCACGGCCCGAGTTGGTTGAACGAGCGAAGATGGCGGTCTGCCGGAACTGCGTTCTTATGCGGAGCAGTGGGAGCGATATATGCGAAGAACGGCTCAGGTGCCGTCGAGATGAAGCGCTCAGCCTGTCGGGACACCACGTCTGTCAGATACTCGTTCGGCTCGAAGCCGTAGGTCTTGAGCTTCCCGTCGTCCGACACGCCGTAGCCATAGTACGCACCGCCACGTGATGCGATGGCCCACCATCTGTCCCATCCTGGCGCGACGTACGTGGCGTCCTCGTCGTTGTACTCGTTGAGATACTTGCCGATGAGTCCGGTCGAGTAGCCGGCAGCGTGAAGTGCCGTGGCTATCGTCGTGTGGTCATCGAACAGATGGAAGCCACCGATGGGCGGGAGGTTCCCGTAGATTCCGTTGTTCTTGCTGTAGAGTCCGGTGAGCGTGGTCGCTCGAGATGCGCAACACACGGGATTGGCGTTGAAGCCCTGAGTGAACGACATGCCGACTGGTGAGTGTGCCATGCGCTGGACCGAGTGGATGGCCTCGACCATGTCCCACCGCATGTCGTCGACCATAATGAACACGATGTTGTCGGTCACCACACGGCGGTTCCTTGGATGAGTGGTCGCGTGCCTTCGGCTGTTCCGTCACCGTAGCTCGAGTCGAGGACGAGTCCGTGATTCGGCTGATTCCTGATCCACATCAGCGTACTTCCACCGCCGTCCGTGTTCGTCGCGTCCCACGCTCCGCGCTCGCGCATCATGGCTCCGAGTTCCTTGAGTCGGAGACCAGGCGAACCGTCTACGCCACGGCCCTGCACCGCGTAGAGGAACAGCGTCTTCTTGTCCTGCGACACGCCGAACGCCGTACGCGGATTCTTCTGATAATACCAGTTATCAGGTCCGTTGCTGTGTCCCGGTCCGATGTCAAGCAAGTGGACGATATCTTCTCCGTCCTTCAACACGCCAGTCATCGCACCGATGACGTGAACCGTACCGGGATAGCCAAAGTTCTGTGTCCACGTCACGGCATCACCGAGATGGAAGATCTTCGCCTTGGAGAACTTGAACTCTAAGACGATGGAATTCTCAACGTGAGGGAGGTTCGTTCCGATCTCCGTGACCTCCATGATGCGGCGTTGACCGCCCTGTGCGAGGTCCACCCAGTCAGTTGTCGGTGTGATGCGGACGCAGAACAGATTGCCCTTGGCGAACAGATACGTTCCACCACGAGGTGTCCACGCCACGAGCGGCCACCGCAGCCACGTGCCTTGCTGCTTGCTGTTGATCCGGTGAACGCGGTAGTTCTTCTCGGTTGGCAGGTGACGGAGCGTGACGAACGACTTCGCCTTCTGGATGCCGGCATGACCGTCACCGATGTAGAGGTTGAAGCCGTTGACCAGTTGCCATATCTCTCTGTCTTTCACGAACAGGTTGCAGGACTGGCCTTCGATACCACACCTGAAGTCACCGTTCACCGTGGCGATGGCGTGCTGTGATTTGGCGAGGTTCGGGAGACGGGTCTCACCCGAGTAGTACTTATTCAACGGGTACTCCGGCCCGATCACCGTCGGCTTGACGGTCCGTTTGGTCAGATCCACTTTGAGCATGTGGACTGCGCTCTCACGGTAGATGAACGTTTCGTACTCGAGGCCATCATCGATCTTCACGACTGGCGTATCGGCACGGAAAGGGAGGCCGAAGCCTCCCTTCACACGTGTTAGTTCGTTAGCCTTCGGCCGGAGGCTCTGCGGCGTGGAACGCGTCCGCTGCGGTCGACAAGGCGTCGACGGCGGACGAGTTGGCGTCGATCGCGGCGTTGGCCGCAGCTACGGCTGCGTGGTCCGCGCCGAGCTCCGCCTGGAGCGCGTCACGCTCCGTGGTCAGCGCGTCGTTAGCTGCTTGCAACGCGGACACCTGAGTGGTGACTGCGTCGATGAGGCTGTCCACTCGTGTGGTCAGCTCGGTGAAATCTGTCTGGAGTTCACCGATCTCCGTGGTCTGTGCGTCAACCTTCGCCTGAAGGTCTGTCACTTCTGACATGAGCTGATCCATCCTTTCGTCTTGACGTGCCATCCACGTCCTGGCTTCGGCGATGAACATCCCGAAGACGATTCCCTCTTCACCCGACATGGCGTCCTTCCAGTTCTGGACTGCCAACTACACTACTCTCTTTTGTTGCTAGTGGCTTCTCGAAGATCAGTGCGTACTCATGTGTTCTGATGAGTCGACGTTTCCCTTTCTCGAAGTTCCCGAGCCTCTGTTTCGAGCCCGTGTTCTTGTGATAAATGATGACCGAGTCCACGTACTTGAAGCCACACTCTTGGTGCTTGCGAACCACGTCGCCTGGGATGTCGAGCAGGTATCCGTTTTTGTCACGATGCAGACCGACGACCCACACGGACTTCGAGCCTGGTGTCAGGATGTCGAACGAACTTCGAATAGCTCTGCCAAGTTCCCACACGAACAACGGGTAGACGTCAATCATCGAGAGGTCGCCTATCGGCCCACCGTACTGTTCGAGGTCGAAGTACGGAGGACACGTGAAGAGGAAGTCAGCTATCCACGGAGGAGGGAATCGTGCGTCGCCTTGAATGACGGCGGCTTGCGACTTGTACCCGAGACGTTCGATTCGTGCCCGCGTTGCGTCAACTTCCGCTTGTCTGATTTCTAGACCGATGTAGCGATGTCCCTTCGCTGCGGAGATGATTGCTCGAGTACCTCCACCGGCGAACGGGTCGTACACCATCGCGTTATCCGGGCAGAACATGTTGATGACCCACGTGGCTATCTGTGGATTGAACACAGTCTGTTTGATCTGACCGCCATAGACACCACCGCCGTTCATGAACGCACCTTGTCGAGCTTCACCCTCGTCACCGATGAGCTTCTTGAGCTCTTGAGTCAACGGGAGAGAATAGTCGATCTCCCACACCGTCATAGGCCACTGGCCGTACTTGTCGAGAGCGCGGACGAACTCCTCTTGCGCGAACTCTGTGCCGTCGAAGAAGTCGTACGAGCTCAGACCGGAACCACCTTGGTCACGCCATTGATCTGTGTGAACCGGTACACCTTGTCAGCGACCACGTCGTAGGCGCTCGAGTGGGTCACCATGATGACCTGCGTTCCCGTCCGGTCGACTAGCTCGCGCAGAAAGTCAGCGAGTGGTTCTTCGTACTCAGAAGACAGTTGGGCGAACGTCTCATCGAGTACGAGCAGTCTTCGTGCCTTCGAGGTCAGTAGCAAGATGATCAGTCGGAGCAGGAAGCCTGCGACTGCCGCGACACCACCGCCACGTGCGTCCATGATTGGCGTCTCGACCACGTCGTTGCCGGCCTTCGATCTCACCACGAAGTTCGCTGCGGCCAGCTTGTTCTTCGTGTCCTGGAGGATGTGGAACGACATACCTTCGCCGAAGATGATTCTCAGACCGTACGTGACCAGTCCTTCGACCTTCGCTTGAACCTCCGCCTGCCGCGTGTCGGCGAACTGGGAGAGAAGGAGGATCGCTTGGTCGTGGAGTTCGACGGCCTGCTCGAGTGAGATTACTTCGGTCTTGACTTCCTTGAGTCTTGCCGAAGCTCCCTTGGCTGCTCCTACGCGGCGTTCGAAGTCGCGCTCCTCATGCTTTAGAAACTCGTCGAGTGCTGCGAGCTCGGACACGACTCACTGTACGGAGTACGACGCGGTCAGCACGGCCTCATGTTCACGGTCCAACTGATAGCCTAGCTTGTGATGGAGCTGCGTCGAGGCGTCTTGCGGATACCACCCGAGCTCGAGCATCACGAGGCCGGCCAGAAGTGCGACGGTCTGCTCGTCCTCGTCCGTCACGGTCGTCTCGATTCCGAGAGTGATGGAGTCGGCCGCCTGGCGCGCCGCTTCACCGAGGTCCGTGACGGTCGCCGGTCTCTGCGAGACGTACAGACACGGGATGACTTCTACCGAGTCGATCACGCTACTTGCTTCGGCCGTCGCAGTCCACGGTTGTGAAACACCTTCACGGGAGAGTGGAGCCAACACTTCTCGAGTTTGTTGTACACCGAGAGGATCGTGTCGCAGGACGGCTCGACGCACACGCGGGCTGGCGGGTAACGTATGCGCCGGCCGTCCAACGACGTCACGTACTCGCCATGGTAGACGAGCGTTCGTGGCTCAGGCATCAGTATTCGATCCAGTACAGAACTTGGTAGCCAGAGACGAAGCCATGTCTTGCGAACGCTTCCTCATATCTGATCTCTGCCTCGAACTTGCGACGACCTTCGTTTATTCGCGACGACATCTGCGGATCAGTTGCGAGAGAACCCTGGCGAGGCACGTAGTCTCCCTTGAACCGTTCAGGGAGTTCTATCTGTGCGTACCACGCCGTCATATCAGCTTACTTCGTCCTCTCAGTTCGAGCGACGTACGTTCAGACTCGCTTCACGAACCAAATGATGGCGAGGATGACGAGCACGAGAACCAGTATTCCGAAGATACCGATACTTCCGTCCGCGAGTAGTGCGAGCATGTGCTCCTCCTTACGAGAGGAATTCGTACCTGATCTGGTTCAACACTCCGAATGACAGGTTCGGCTCATCCTTGAGAAGCAGCGGTGACTTGCGGGTCTTCGTGTCTGCTCCGAGGAAGAACTCACAGGACTTCACGTCCGCCATCTCGAGCATCATCAGCACGTGTTGGTGGTTGAACGCGAGCTGACGTGGGCCGTGCTTCCAGTACACGTCGAGCGTCTCGTTCGCCATGTTCCCGAACTTGTCCTTCGACTGGACGGTCATCTTGTCCTCGTCGAGGGAGAACACGATTGCCGAGGTCTCTTCGTCTGCCGTGACCCGAACTCGCTTGATGGCCGACATGAGGTCTTCCCGGTCGCAAGACAGCTTCTCGTCGTTGGCGAGTGCCGGCTTGAGGATCTGCTCGTCCACCGGCGGGAAGAGCGCCGTCATCTTGTTCGCGATGAACGTATCCGAACCGATGCGGAACACGAGATGGTTCTCCGACTCGCCGACGTCCAGGAACTCAAGCTCGTTCATCCTGAGCAGCTTGAGCAGGTCTTCGACCGCGTTGATGGGGATCTGGATGTCCGGGATGGCCGGCACCTGCTTCGTGACGCCGTCCACCTTCGCTTCCTTCATGAGCATGGTCTGCTGGAACCGCACGCCGTCTGAGGCGCGGATGCGGCCCTCGCTGATGTCGATGAGCTGAAGTGACGGGCGTGTCGATTCCGTTGCCGCCGCGTACCTGACCGAGTTGATGGCTTGGATGAACTTGGCGCGTTCAACGGTCGTGAATTCGATCTCGTCGAGTTCGGGAAGCGGCGGGTACTCCGAACCGTCCATGAGTTGGAGTTCCCAGTCCGTCTTGTCAACGCGGATGGAGGCGACGCCGTCCTTCACGTCAACGACGATGTCCGCGTCTGCGGCCTCACGAACGAGCTCCATCACTCGCCGACCGGGGAACACCGCTGCACCTGGACGCTGTACGGTCACGACCTCCGAGTCCGCGACCACGGACAGCTCGAGGTCCGTCGAGATGACCTTGAGTCCGTTGGCGTCCACCTGCACGTAGAAGTTCTTGAGAACTGCCATCACGTCCCGCGTCGGGAGCACGGCGGACGCCTTCTCGAGCAGTGCCTGGAACGCGAACTTCCTCGACTCGAACCTCAGGTCAGCGTCCGAAGGTACGAAGTCGATCTCGAGGTCCTTCGTCTTCTCACCTTCGGGTTCCTCATCAGGCTGCTGAGCCTCAACTTGAGACGGAGCCGGAGACTCCTGCGGCGCGTGTTCAGCCTCCACCGGCGCGCCTTCCCCATACGCGACGTCCGAGACCTGGGCGGGAACCTCCGGCTCCGAGCTTGTCTGTGTCTCTGCGAGGATTGATTCGAGTTCTTGGTCAGACACTTGCACTCTCCTTTAGTTTCTGTGCCACGGCTTGGATTCCTGCCGTCAGCTTGGCCTCCATGGTTGCGAGCTTTTCTGTCGCCTCCTCCACGCTGTGTACGCCGAACTCTTTCTCGAGCGCCGTGAGCGTGGAGTCGAACACTTTCTCCGCCTGTGCTAGCTCTGCCTCGGCCTTCGCACGACTTCTCTCCAGCGCCGCGCTACGTTCCTTGAGTATCGATAGGGCCGCGACCGGGTCCGTCATGTCCGGTGTACGGCCCTGGCTGCGGCCGTTTCCGCGAATGATGCTCTGTTCTTCTGCTGAGCGTCGACGAAGGTCACTGGTTTGAACATCACGCAGGCATGTTGCACGTCACACATGCTGCACTGTGAGGTCACGTGCGGAGACCAGTCTTTCTTCCAGTTGCCATGTGCGAACCGGATGATTCGGGCCATCATCGCTCGACGATCGTCGTCCGTGATTCGAGACCACACGACTTTCTCTGGGATTGCCGGCGCGATGAACCCGAACGCCACCGGCGTCTGCCCGTAGTAGGCCGTGCCACCGAGGTCATAGAAGATGGACTGGCCGAGGGTCTTCGGGATGTAGTCCGCGTTCGCCGTGGCCTTGAGGTCGTACATCACCCACTGGCCTTCCTTGCCGACCTTGTGCACGTCGAAGTTCAGTCGAGTCACGATGTCGATTCCTCCGATGAGATCGATGCTCGTGAGCCGGCCGTCGAGATACGGGATGCGGATTGGTGCACGGAACCTGACCTCTGGTTGATAGTCGTGAGGCACGACGTACTTGAGGAGGATTGGTTCAAGTCCGGTCACTACGTCACGGACGAAGTTCATGACCTGTGCCTTATCCCGCGTGGCGTTACCGCGCCAGCGGATGACGTACTGCGCTTCCTTCTTCTCCTCAGGAGTCTCAGGCTGCGTGTAGCGACGCATGTACTCAGGGAGCCACTCAACCATCTGTCCGGGCTGCGGGTCTTCCTGGTCTAGCCATGCGCGCATCAGGCGGTCGGCGACCGTTCCAGGCAGGAAGATTCTGCCGTCATAGATGTGAGCGGACTTTCCCTGCCTGCCGAGATGTGTTGCCTGATGGCATGCCTCATACGTCTTGAGTGCCGACCAGGAGCAGGCTAGCGTAATTGGTCTAAGTCCTTCTGCCTCTCGAGTTCCGTGGCGTAGAACGGATTCACACCTAACATGGGCAGCTGGATCGACGCCAGCTTCTCACTTACCTCATGCCAGTCATCGATGTGAAGAACTACTTCGTGGTCAGGATGATTCGCCTGCCAGTCAACGATGCGACCGAGCTTGTACTTTCCCTGATGCTCACGCATCGCTTTCTCCCGGAGCAGGAGGTCTGCGTACGGGATGTCGTGCTTCGCGAGCCACTTCTCCGTGAGTTCCCTGGCCTGCTCGGCACGGCCTGAGAGGAGAACGATGACGACTCCGAGTTCGTCGAGAAGTCTTAGGAGCGCCGCCGTACCTTCGATGAGCCTGTCGTTCGTGCACTGCATCGAGTACGCGTTCCAGTCGATTCGCTCACCACGAGACTTCGGTCCTTCTATCCACTCTGCGCGATGCTGCGTGTCTGCGAGCGTTGAGTCGAGGTCACAGAAGACCACGGGGACTTTCACTTGGATGCCGCCTCCTCTACGAGTTCCTTCACGAGTGACTTGAGCGGAGACGAGATGTCCATCTGTTCTATCTCGTCGAGAACGCCTTCGGTCGTCAGTCCCTTGAGTTCCGTCCTGTCGATGCCGGCGAGGAACTCGTCAAGCTTCGCTTGCGATTCGTCTGCGGCGTGCACGATGTCGAGATTGAACACTTCCTTGGCCGGCAGGTGGTCTATCTCGATTCGCTCGAATGGCACGGTCGCCGACGAGTCAAACAGCGTGACTGCCGGCTTGCGTGCGAGCGTCGACTCATGCAGCGAACCTCGAGAGAGTGCTCCCTGATTGCAAAAGACGAAGAGCTCACCGTAGCTGTTCTCTACCGAGTAGTCTCCATCCGGGTCGTGCATATGGCCGTAGTACACGGCTGACTGGCCTGAGTTGCCGCCACGATTCATGGACTCGGCCCACGCCGCCGCGTCGATGGTGAAGTACGGGCGAGTCTCACCAGGCGGCACGATTGGTGCATGGGTCACCATGAGCGAGCAGTCCGACTTCTTCCACTCCTTCATGTACGTGCCGAGGTCGTTCCAGTCTTGGAGCCACGGCACGCCGAAGACGAGGTAGTTCATGCCGAGCGGTGCCTGGCCGTCGAGCAAGACTGCGCCTGCCTTCGAGAGTACACCGAGAGGTTGCCTGTCCAGCGAGTCGAGCCTGTCGTGCGTCATGTCGTGATTTCCCGGCACGATGAGAAGCGGGCAGTGATACGAAGTCACGATGTCGGCGACCTTCTGCACGAGACCGTGCGATGTCTTCGATGGCGTTTTGATGTGGAACACGTCGCCGGCCCACACGACAGACTGGACTTCACGCTCCGCAGCTATCTTCACCGTCTGCTTGAGTTTCGCGAGTATCTGCTCTGAGTACTCGTCTGTGCGTACGGAAGGCGGACGGTCTGAGAGGTGGATGTCACCGACTAGGAGGGCTTTGATGACAGCCTCGCTATCTCACGGTCGACGTACCAGCGCGCCTTCTGGAGGTCAGTGATAGCCGTGGTCTCCGGCTTGAGACCTGCGCGCCAGACGTACTTCACGGCGTTACCGAGATTGAACGTCATGTGCTCTACCACGTCTATGCACTCGATGCCGGCCGGGTGAGTCGTGTAGTGCTTCGGGTGATTGACCGGGTCGTCTTCCATCAGTCGGGAACCTTCTTAGCTGTTCCCTTGCGCGACCATTCCTCGGCGAGACCAACCACGTACGAGTGAAGTTCCTCGAGCTTCTGGTACTCCGCATCTGAGAAGTTCGCTCTTCCGATTCGGACCATCTCGAGCTGCGTGGCTACCGTGTGGGCATAGGCCCACATCACGGCCGGTCCGAAGATGTCGCTGTCACGGATAACGAAGAACGAACTGTCCTCGAACTCTTTCGGACGATTCTCTTGCACGTTCTTCACGGGCCACTGGTCGAACTCTTCTTGTTTGAAGACGACGTACTTCTCAGGCAACTGGAACCTCCTGGCCACATAGCGGACAGACGCCGGCCTTCTCTAGGGCCGCATGGAACTCAGCATCTGTGTCAGACATTGCTTCTGCGTACGCTTTCACGGCCTCGCCTGACGCGCCCGCCTTGCGTGTCTGCTCGACGCACATGGAGACGAGACTGCGCATCTTCGCTATGTCGGCCGCCTGCTTCTCTAACTCTCCGAGTTCGGCCGACACCTGCGGTGGAACGACTATCTTCTCCTTCGCGGTCTGCGCGATAGTCGCCTGTGCCGTGAGTTCCCTGAGTCTGGCGATTAGCGACTCTGCCTTGAGCAGCTTGTCCACGTTCGCTCGAGTCATGTCGAGCAGTGGCTTGAGCTTGGGTAGATCGTTGAATTCGTCGAACTCTACCTGCGCCTTCGCCGCGTCCGTGTTCCTCACGTTGAGTTTCTGCACGAGACCGAGCCGACGTCGGTTGGCTTCCCGATCT